GCCTTCAGGACACTTGCAGTTGTTGGCTCGCAGTTCCTTCCGCAGATTAGCAACGCAATAGTCAAGATTGCCAATGAGTTTAACAACTGGATCCAGACCGCAGCGCAAACCGGCGAGCTGCAGAAGTGGATTCAAAATGCTATCACAGGGTTTGGTCAACTCTTTGATTTCATCAAAAACGTTGGTATAGCTCTTCATAACATCAGCTCTATCGCTGACGAGTTCGGTAGTAACTTCCTTACCATACTACAGCATTTAGGTCAAGAGTTTAGGGCATGGACCGAAAGCGCAGAGGGCAGATCAACTCTCACAGAGTTCTTTAAAGCGGCTCACGCAGCAGCACAAGCACTTACACCGGTGCTACATACGCTAGGCACCGCGCTCGGCCAGTTAATGACGAACCTGCTGAATCTCGGCGTGGCTATGGGTCCGCAGGTCAATCAATTCTTCCAAGTCTTAGGTCAAGCCATAAATCAGTTGGCGGGCTACCTAATTCAAGCTGGGCCGTCGATTGGTGATGCGTTCGTTACGTTGGCTCAGGCACTTCTTCAGATAGTTCAATCTGTAGGGCCAAGTCTCCCAACACTATTCAAAGACTTCGCACAAATCCTGAAAGACCTTGCGCCGACAGTTAAGACTGTGGCAGATTTCCTTGGTCAACTGTTAGCACGTTTAACACCAACAGAATTGAAGTGGATACTTGGCATCACACTCGCATTTGTGGCATTAGCTCAGATACTTCCGGCGATAGCAACCGGCATTACTATCATCACAGGAGCCATGGCTATTTTTGAAGCCGTAGGTGCCCCAGTAATTTTGATTATCGTTGCCGTTATTGCTGTCCTTGCGCTTCTTGGCGTAGCTATTTACGAAGTCGTAACCCATTGGGACACAATCAAACGTGTCATGGGCGAAGTCTGGGATGCTATGAAGAGCTTCGCTCAGTGGGTTGGCAATGAGTTCGTTCATATCTGGGACGATGTTGTAAACGCAGTTAAAGCTTGCTGGAACGCTATTACGAACTTCTTTGGTAGTATTGGTGATGCCTTTGTAGGAGCTTGGAATACAGTCAGAACTACCGTAGCTAATTGGTGGCAGGAAGCTTACAACTGGGGCAAGAACATCATTGAAAGTTTGGCTCGTGGTATACGTGAGTCGGTTGAATCAATACTTAAGCCAGTGCTTGATTTTGTCAGCAGCTTGATACCAGATAGTTGGAAAACGCATTCGCCTGCGAAACGTGGTCCTTTGCATGATAATCCACCAGAGGACATGGGTGCTGGTCTCGTCGCTAGTTACGCAGCTGGCATTAGCGGAGCCGCACCACAAGCAGGCGCAGCAGCATCCGGTGTCGGTGGGGCTGCCGCTGGTGGGTTAGGCGGCGCAACTGGTACGGGCAAAGGTGATATCAGCACTACCGGAACAGGTTTCAGCACAGCTGGCCAAGGTGGCGTATCCGGTGGCGGAGTTAAGAAAGACTCTGGCTTTGATCAGTGGATAGATTGGCTCACAAAGGATATGGAAGCTTGGAAGAACATCTTCCAAAGTGCTTTCAATCTTGCTATGCACGTTGCTAATATTGCTATGGGCGCCACGAGACTTGTTGCAGACTTGTGGAATCGAGGCGATAACCCGCTTACGCGGCCTGGTGGTTTCTTTGGTAGAAGGCTTACACCGCAAGAGCAAGTGTATGGCGTACCGCAAGTTCAAGAAGCAGGACAAGCACCAGATGCTTGGGCGCGCAACCTCCCTGGTGGTCCGTCGGCAGGGCAAGAGGGAGTTGGTGGCGTACCGGGCGTTGATTTACACGGCAATGTCGTTAACCAACCATCTGCAGGCGGGCAGCCACCAACTCCTAAACCTTGGTGGGCGCCAGGAACTCCGAATCTGCCGCCGCCAGGCCCAGCGCCACCAGCTAATCCTCCACCGCCGTCAGCTGCGCCTGCTGCTGCTGTGAGCGTTCCTGCTACGCAACTTGAAGGCCCACCGATCGCTGCAGCGCCTGGTGATTCACCATTGGTCGCTGCTCTTAAACAGAAAGGCTTTAGCCCGCAGCTGATTCGACTTATACAGGGATTCAGTCAAACTGAAGGGCTCAACCCTGCAGGTAATCCAACACTCGGTTGGACAGATGCTCAACTTAATGGGGACACGAGTTTACAAGGACACGTAAATGCTTTAGCCCAACAGTTCAAAGATCGTGCGGCAGTTGCTGGTCCGTTCCCACAAGGTGGCACAGATCAACAACAGGCAGAGTGGATCGCCAGAGTTGTTGGGCAGAACGCATCGCCAAGCGACTGGCAAGGTAACCCTCAACCGGCAGACTATGTTCAGCGTGTTGTTCGTGCTTTGCCAGGGCAGCCGATACCAGTAGGTGGTGGTCCATCCGCACCCACACCACCAGGAGCACCAGCACGACCTACATACAACGCCCAAGACTTTGGCGGCGTAAAGCTAACTGATACACAAGGCCCTGGCGCTAGAATCCTGAACTTCAGCGGCACAATTAACGCTCAAGATTCACCCATTGACTGTGGGCCTGCGTCGGCACGTATTGTGCTACAAGGGGATGCACACTTCGCTGGCCAAGGCGCAAAGCAGATTGAAGATGCCATATCTGCAAAGTATGGCACCGGTCAAGGCCCAGGCACTTACGCTCAAGCGCTGAGAGATTTGGCGCCGCAAGCTAATTGGCAGTTACTTACTGGATCAGGTGGTAGCCCACAAGCATTGATGCAGGCAGTTCAGCAATCCATCAACCAAGGCTGGGGTGGTGTCCTTAACTACAACACAACCGATACGGGCATTAGGCCGGTGCGTGGTGATAGACCATTTACACAGGGCACTAATATTCAGCACTTCGTTTCGGTAGCTGGCTTTGATTTACAAGCTGGCACAATAGATATCATTGACCCTGCCGGAACACCTGATCACCCAGGCGCTGCGCGCTATACGCTGTCCATTCAGAACGCTTATGACTTATCAAAGGCGCGTGGGTTTATCGGCGCAGGCCCAGGGGCAACAGGTGGTCAAGGTGCAGCCGGTCCAGCGCCGGCAGCACCCCCAGGGCCAGCTCCACCACCACCAAACGCACCGCCCCCACCGCCGTTACCACCCAAAGTTCCTACAGGCGATGCTCTTAACGGTAGATGGGTACCTAGTCCAGGCGCAACTGTAGAGTCGCTCAATCAGCCAGGGCACCCTGGTTGGACTTATTACAACGACAATGTACCTGAAACTGGCGTACAGCAGCCATCTGTGGAGCAATTAAAAGCACAGGTTCAACCACCTGCACCAGGCGCACCGCCACCGGCACCGGCTGCTCCACCACCGCCCCCACCACCACCAGCACCGAAACCATCAGGACAAGATTTCAAATATCCAAAGACGCAGGATCAAGATTGGCTATCGAACCCACCGCAAGGTTGGGATTTGAGTCAGCCTGTGCCGCTTGAGGTTCGACGTCAACACAATATACCTGATAATGTACCGCCGATCTATTACGCACGGCCCGCTGGCCCGCTGCCGATAACTGCTGCTGTACCTGGTTCCGCTGCACCAACTTTGCAGCCTGGTGAGCCGAACTTAATGCCGCCTAACCCGGCTTATTTCCCGAATTATGTTGCGCCGCCTGGTACTCCATTCGTCGATGCGCATGGCAACCCGATTAGCGGGCCAGGAGCAGGTTGGCAATACCAAGGTAGCCCAGCCGATATGGCTAGCCAAGTCATGAGCGGCGTAGGCACTATAGCTAGTGATATTTTTACGAACATCGATGACTTCATCAAATCCGTTGGCGCTACACAAGATATAACGGACATTATGGTGCGTGGTGTTCAGAACACCGAAAACATCGTCAAAATCATAGAAGACATACAGACGTACATCAAAACCGCTGCAGACGTGGCTAAAACGGTCAGCGATGTCCTTGGGGAGGCTAGTAAGTTCGTTGGGGCTGGGGCGGGTGCTGATCCTAGCGGTGGAGCGGCAGGCGCTGCGGCCGCGCTAGGTGCGGCTAGCGCGATTGCCGGCATAGTTGGAGAGGTACTAGGAGCGGTCAACGAAGGCATTTCCCTGGGTATTATGGTCTACCACGAAGTCGGGAAATACGTTGGCGTACTTGAAGGTTTCCTGCTCGGCGGTGCAGCTACTGGTCCGTTGAGCGGTAATGTGCGGATGTTGTTGAATACCAACACAGGTGAAATTTACACATACAGCACAGATAACCCGCTCAACAAGAACGTCAAGACTACACCGTTTACACGCGCTTATGCACCAGGTCCAGGGCAACGAAACCTCAACGCGCAGTTGAATATCTACGCAGGACCAGGACAGTCTACGCAGCAGATGATGAGTGACTCTATGTGGATGATTCAAACTGGAGCGCCAGCTGTTGCCTCAGTGTCTGGAGCGCAGTGATGCTACCTTACCAATACCAAGTTGGCGCAGTGGTTTTCGGTGATTTAACGAATTACCCTGTGTCTAAGGTGGAGATACAGACCTACAACGTCAACAACCAAGACTTCCAGATCATCCACAGCGATGAAACCCGTTTTGGCATAGACAATCTCGTACCCGCTAGTATTATTTTCACGATGGCTGTCCTGAATAACTGGGCACTAGACAATATTCCTGGCGGCCCAGCATCTCCTAGCTTTCTGTACAATTCACGAAGTCTGTTGGGGCAGTTAGCTAATGAGTGGAAAGATCCATCAGTACGCATGAATTGGGGCGCTACTAAGACGCTGACGTTTGCGGACGAAGATGGTATTGTGCGCCGAATCTATGGCCGTCCAGGCAAATTCACACACGGCCCAGTTGAGCAACAAGAATGGGTAGATGTACAGTGCGAGTTCCGGCGCGCAGATACTTACGCATACGAAGACACTGAAACGCTGATAGAGATTGCAGTCAATGCTGATCCTATATACATCTATCGTGATCGTGGTGACTCGCCTGCGTGGCTTAGGGTGCTGCTTTACGGGCCATTGACCAATCCGGTTATCACGATTGGCAATGCGCAAATTGAGCTACTTTTGAACATAGCTGCTGATGTCGTAGTAGAAATAAGCAGCTATCCGTGGATGCGCAGAGTTGTTGATAGCAATGGGTATAACTGGCGAGCAGCTTTAATCGGTAACACGCCGTACCTAGACATGCTAAAGATAGAATCAGCCACTTACGTGCCGCTTAGGGTAACTAACCCATCGAATCTAGCAACGTGGACTGAGCTACCGCACGTGAATGTTGCTGAGAACACTGAGTTTATGAGTTCATTCAAGCTTCAAGGCTGGCACGTTTTAACGGGCATGCCGATGTGGAATAGCTCAGAGGCGAACGGCGGGTATGTGTATGCGCCGTATGGTATTACGGCAATACTCGACAACAACCATAACTTCAACACAGACAACCAATGTGTCGAAGTACGCATAGCCGATATGTGGCCTGGAAGTTCGTCTGTTGTGATTATGTGTAACGATGATATGACGAATTTTGTTGCCGCCCAAAGCGTTAAAGATAGCAACGGCGATAAGCTCCGCATCGTATCTGGCTCCGCACCTGATAATCTCACCACGCAATCTGAATATCTTGTGCCGGACCCAGGTTTGGCGTCTGGAGATTCGTTCGGTATAACATCCGATGCTGGCCACAATATGTTTTACCTGCTACACAACAGGGCACAGGTAAGCGATTGGCATGATAATAAGAACGTCGTGAACCAAGACAACCGACGGCAAGGACTGATATTAAACTCTGACAATGATTCTGTGAATTATGGTGTAGGACTTAATGATATAGTTGCTTACGACAAGAACATAGGCAAATCAGCAGTAGCAAGGAAGGCCATCTCAGGCGACTTATCATCTCGCGTGTTCCTATTGTGGCGAGAGACTTGGAACATCGTATGACTACGCCTAACACGCTATCTGGTGATGAGGATCGTTTTAGATTCATCGTGGAAGAAGCAGTTACAGGCAACATCTTGTGCCGTGACCTAACGGTTATAAAACCGAAAGTTCTTCGCGCACTTAGTGGTCCGTGCCACATTGAGTTCGATGTAGACTACCATGATCCATCGACACAAGGGATCTATTTCAAACCTTGGGGGCAATGGATTCATGCTGAGAAACTCATATATGGCGATCGCAGGATTTGGTGTAGCGGGTTAGTACAACCGTCTCAAGTCGATAAGAAAACAGGCGTAACCCATTTAGTAGCACAAGGTTTCGCTGGTTACCCGAAAGGCATGCCCTGGCTTGAGAATTGGAATCCTTTGGCTATTGACCCGTTTGAGGTAGTACACAAGATATGGAACCATCTTCAAAGCTACTCCAACGGGAACCTTGGTGTAACAGTGACTCCCGCGCTTAGCGGCATAGAAATGTTGCCCGGCTACGCTTTTGACGGTAACATACTCAACCTAGACTTCTTCGCTGAGTTCATTCGCGCTGTAGACAAAGAGGATTGCCAAAACCACATCGACAAGTTAGCACGAGACATCCCATTTGATTTCATAGAGCAAAGTGGTTGGAACAGCGATAGAACCGGCATTTGGAAGCAGATTTTCCTTGGCTACCCGATAGCTGGCTATGAACAAAACTGGCTTCGGTTCATTATCAACGAGAACGTCATGGAGGCAGTCCCTCATATTGAAACCCAGATTGACTGGGTTAGCGATGTTACGGTTGATGGTTGGTTCCCTGGGACTGAGTACAGCGCCACTTTGACGAACGCTGATCCAACTCGCTACCGGCGCTGTATATCTCAGGATGACGCGAAGATCAACAGCGATGAACGTGCTGCTGCCTGGGCGCGACGCAAGCTAACCCGCAGGCAGACACCGGCATATTGGGAGAGCATCATCGTAGACATGGGACACCCCAACGCTCCGTTCGGGACTTACGATGTTGGGGATCGTATCATGGTGAGTGGTTATATGCCTTGGGTCGGAAACGTATTTCAGCAACACAAGATTTTGGCTATAGCCGTAGATGAGGCAAAGGGTGCGTGCGAGCTTACGCTCAAGGCTGAAGGTGCATTTGAGTACGATCCAATTTATTACCAGGGTAGTACGGCAGGGACTACATCAGTTAACGTAACGGTGCCAAGGGCCGTTGCCATATTCCTTGGGTGGTTGGGGTTGTAATGGCTGTTACAGTAGATGGAACGCTCACGTACTACGCACTTTTCATGGAGTCGCTCGTTAAGGCTCAGATCAATTTCACTTCAGACATCTTCTATTGTATGCTGTGTGAGCCTGGTTACACACCTAACCAGAACGCTCATCAATACAAAGGTGATATTACAAATGAAGTCGCAGTGTCCACTGGCTACGCTACAGGAGGCATATCCGTACCAATTGGCACTATCACATACACAGGATCTACTAAGGTTCTAACCATCAACGCCAGCAATTTAGTTTGGCCAATACTAACTTTGGCTAGTCCTGGCGCGCAATACGGCGTGATATACGATGATACACCAGCAATTTCAGGTAACGATGCGTCGAAACCTCTTGTGGGATATGTAGATTTTGGTTCGGCTCAAATTTTCACTGACCAAGCGTTATACATCAATTGGCCGAGCACAGGTTTCCTGACTATGGGTTGCCCATGAGTATTGATCGCGCTTTCGGCTACCAGTCGCCAGAAACACGGGCGCTGGCAAGTATTGACAGCACGAAGTACCCTGATACCAATAAAGACTTTGAAGCCAACATAATTCGACTCAACCAGTTTGTCGATTACATCGCCCAGTACCTGCAGGTCATGCAGAAAGGCATCGACAATAACAACAAAGACGTTCTCGGGCAGATACAGGGAGTTATCGGCAACCTTATTACGCTCCTTGGTGGCGGAGAGTTGCTCTGGGGCATTGACCTTGGAGATTTACAGTACTTCCTGCCGGCGATAGGCGCGTTGCTTGGCTTCGACGGCACAACGCCATTCCCGATTAACCTATTCAATGCGGCAGAACACTTCTTCCTGGGATATGTTGTGCCGCTTGATGCTTTCACCACCACCATCGAAGGCATCATTGACGGGTGGGCCGAAGCTCTTGGTATTGATGCTACTTGGATACACGCAGTCAACGATTTATTAGATGCCTTTGCTGGGCTGGAAACAAGTGTCAACGATTTTCTTACAGCACTTGAGGATTTGCTCAATATCATTGGTCCGCCAAGTGGTCCGTTTGGCACGTACTGGCACTCACTCACGCAGTTGCTTGGCGGGATAAGACTGAAAGACTTCGGTACTGCTACGGACGATGCGTTTAAAGCCACTGCTCCCTGGATTGAAGACTTAGCTATTGCGGTTAATGACTTTAACGCAGTCATCGAAGCGTTTGCCGGCGGCCTTTATGATCTTCAAGGCATACTTAACTTTTCATCAATGTGGAGTAGCATCGACTTCACATCTCCAACTTTTGCGCCTGTTACGGCAGCTACAGATTGGGTCAACGGCCTAATCTCTGGTGCAGGTGGGTTCCTTACCGATTCATCACCGCTCAACGCTGCCAACATAGTTGGTGTAATTTCAGCGCTCAACATACCTGGCCTAGACGCAACAAAGATTACCAGCGGCACCTTTGCGCAGTCGATGGTCAATATCTCATATATAGCAGCAGATTGGGTCGCTGGCCTATTGGCTCCAACGACCATACCGCCGTTGGACGCTAGTAAGATAGGCTCTGGTACGCTCAGTGATCTTCGTATACCAAATCTTGATGCTAGCAAGATAACATCGGGAGTCTTTGCAGCACCACAGATTCCAACTTTAGATACAAGTTGGGGTGGCACCGTTGCTGGTAGTCTTATCAATGGTATAACTGCCAATGAGCAAATCATTGCTGATCAAATTTTCGGGGCTGCTAATCAAAATGCAGGCCAACCGCTTACCGATATTCAAGGTGCGTTACAACAATTTCCATTTGAGAACTTGTCTGGGTCACCAGGTATTACCGGCACAGGACCGTTGCAAGGTTTAACAGACAGTATGTACCAAGGCTTAACGAACTTGCCCGTGGTCGGTAACACACTAGCCCACGTCGCAAACTTCCTGAGCGGCATGGCAAATCAACTTTATGGTTATACACCTGATAACCCGCCGTTGACTTCGGTCGCTGGTACCACTATTGCTAACTCCGAAACTATTGCGGCTATGGCTGCAACGAGGTCTGTTTCACATGCCGTTGCGCCCACGGGTGATGCAACATTCGACCTGGCGTTGCTATCTGGTGCTACGTTGCCGACATTGAATGTTACGCAAGGCAATAGCATTATTGGGTTTATTCGGACCCCAACCGGAGCCAACCCAAATACGCCAATGACGCTATGGCCGAATAAGCAAGCTGTTGCTTGGAAGTCTACTGGTTATACCGGATCAATCACGGGTCTATGGATCAACATATACAAATACAATACGGTTTCAGGCAAGATGGATTTATGGAACCAATCCCCTAATCTTGTTGGTAGCATTGCCAATTCACTGAACTACTACTTTTACAATATCATTCCCAACCAGCCATATCTACCTGCTGAATTTGCTTTTCAAGGGATTCCATATTCCCAGACTGACGTGTGGGCTGTCGAAATGGTGATAGCCGGTACAGGCACTTATAAACTTGCTGGTCTACAAATGAATCATGCCTCGTATCCTGGTGTGCTGCCACCATATATGGCTGCCTACCGGGGTAATGGCACGACAGTTCCATCACCGCCAGAAGAGCTAACACCAGCCGTTGATTTCTTTTACCAAACACCTTCTAACGTGCCGTGGTTCTCGCTGACTGGCAGCGCAGGCGCGACAACGTATTCACCACAACAAACTCCGTTCACTACTCCCGGCAGCTTTAGCTTTACCATCCCGAAATGGGCACAGTTCATCGACTACGCGATTATGCCCGCTGGTGGTGGGGGTGGCGGCGGTATTAATGCGTGGGGCAATGGTGGGGGCAGTGGTCAATGGATATTCGGCACATTGGCAGTCGGCGGGTCGAACGGTCCAACAGCGGGTGCCACGATCACCGGTACGGTAGGCGCGGGTGGCGCAGGGGGATCAAGCGAAGCCTATGGTCAATCAGCTTATGGTGGTGGAATTAACTGGACTGCTTTATACGCTGTAGGTGGTAATGCTGGTGGTGCCAGTAGCATTCAATTTGCCAGTCCGTCAGGAACCCAAACAATCTCTGCCCCAGGAGGATTGGGTGGCATATCTGCCGGTGGCAGCTATCCAGGGCAAGCCGCGTCAAGTCAAACGTATAACGGCTTAGCATATTACGGTGGCGCAGAACAGGATGGTGTATCGCTTCAAAATGGTTCTGCCCCTGCGTATTGGGGCTACGGAGGCAACAGTCCCGGTGGTGGAGGGGCGGCTTGCTACAGCGGTTCCAACATCACTGGTGGCAATCCCTCTGTCTATCCCTACACTCCATACACTTACGGCGTCAGCGGCGCACAATATGCTGGCAATGGTGGCGATGGCGCTATATTCTTCGTGGTGTATGCGCCTAATCCTGTTCCGTTGGCTAGCGTTCCATACGCACCAGTTCAAGGACAAATCAGCGTGGTTATCCCAAGAGCCGCAACGAGATAGGATTAACATATGAGCAGATTAGGTCGGACAACACCGGCAACTGGGGGCTTAGGCGCGCCAGGAATTACCGGAATGGGAATAACGGACCCACCAAGATCAACTGCATTGCGTCAGGCCCCACCGGGACCAGTTGCCCTAAGCACTCAAAAAGAAATTGTTGTGTCACTACCAGCAGGTTCAAGTTTTTAGGAAAGGTAAAATATCATGGCAGCACCACTCTTTATTATGTGGAACGGTGCCACTGGCGCTCTGACTGCACCGTTGGGTGCATTGGCGTCGGCGGCGACCGTAACACCAAAAACCATGCAGCAGTTACAGTTAGGAACATCGAAAATCCGTATCGTTGAATGGGGGTATCATTTTTCTACTTCCCCAACGGCTCCGGTTACGATGGAATTGATTGACACTGGTGCTGTTGGTGGCACTGGTGGCACGACAGGAATCGTGACTCCGTATAACGATGCGAATAACGTCACGAGAACAGCAACACCTGGTGCGACTGCAACCTGTTATGGGCCGACTGCTGAAGGTACAATTACCGCAACGAGATTGCTTGCAGCAACAATGGATTTGGCTACTTATTTCAAGCAGCAATTTCCGCTTGGTCGTGAGCCGGAAGTTGCGCCGGGTAACTTTTTACGTATTCGCGTAACACCTTCAACCGCAGCCGCCGTGAGCGTGATCTCGTACTTCGTTTGGGAAGAGTGAAAATCGTTGGCACGTTTAGGCAGACGTTTTCCTATATCTCGGGTTGCCGATCCAGTTAGCTTTCCGCCTGTCGCGTTCGACTCCGTAGGGGCTGGTAGTAGTGCCGACGTATTCGGCGTTGTCGGTAACGCCAGCACAAGTTGGCCGCATAATATAGGCAGCAACGCCAACACGCTGTTGGTATTTAGTCACTATGTAAGTAACTCTATAGCGCTTGTTGCGACAGTTGGTGGCACAAACTACAATGCATTAGCATCTAATTATGTATATAACGGTGGTAATGCTTTTGTATACGGCGCTTCGATATTTTTAGTTCGCAACCCGCCGAAGAGTGCGCAGACGATCATCATCAGCAATACCACTGGTGGAGGAACTCAGTACATAGCCGGGAACTCCATCGCCTACAGCGGGGTTGGTAGTTTTGATATCGGCTTCCCACTCAATACTGCACCGCAGACCAATGCTGGCTACTTTTCTCAAGCGTTGTCTGGTGATCCGACACTGACAATTCCCAATACCAGGAATGGTCAACGAATAGTTAATTGGCTTGGCTACAGTGGTAATCAGTCTTCAGTTGGGTTCTCTGGTTACACCGCAGCCAACACGAGGTTCACTTATCTTGACCCTGGAAACAAGTACCTACCGTTTATAATCGGCGACAGCCCTGGTGGCGGCCCAATTACATTCAGCGCCGCTATCACTGCTCTTGCCTACGAGTGGTGGAATTCGGGGATCATCTTAAATCCTGCCACGCCCTTCCGTCAATAGGAGAAACCAATGCCACAAACGATTCTGACACCGAAGAATCCTGATCCTGGCACCGGATTGACTGTCCCGCTGTTGGGTTGGCATTATTTGCAGGAAAATATTCTTGACATATTCGCCGGATGCAACTTAGTTTACGTTGACACTGGCGGCAAAGATGGTGGGTGGTTCCCTACCAACAGCCCAAACCCGATGAGTGAGAAAACCCCACCTGACTGGTATCTGGTGTTTCAGCGCACCGGCTATCCACCAGTGATCGTTGAGTACACTGACTGGTTGGCATACGACACGCGCAATCCCATAAGGATCACCCAGAACGATGTTGATGCTTACTACACGGTAACTACACAGGGATGATGATGACTACACCACCACCAGATCACGTACCGCCAGAGCCACCCGGCCCATTACCAGAAGTTCGCCAATGTCAAGATGTTGAAAATCCGCAATATGGCTCGGTTGCGGTGAAGAGTGCGCTACAACAGTTTTCGTGGGGAGTGTTCAACCCGATGATAGGTGGCCATTGGGATACCGACGATACCGAAGTTGGTACCTGGACCGTTATGGGGCCAACGACTCCACCCGAAACGAAGTAGGCTAAAGCTATGACCCAGCAAGA